TAAATAAACTCAACTTCATCAAAATCACAGTAACGATATCTAGATGCTGCTTCATCGTAAATTTCAACTACTTTAGTATCAAATCTAATTGACTCTACTTCAAATACTCTCTTTAAACTTCTTTTATACACTTTTGGTTGTTTCATCTTCTTTCCTCCTACATACTAAATAAACTGTATATTGAATATGCTGTAAATATCGTTACAAATATCAATATGATCACTAATATAATAATTAAATTTTTTTCTCCTATACGTTCTATAAAATTATCAACTTTACAATACACTTTATTAAGTTCTTCTTTTATTACATCTCTTTCTTCAACTGTCACTGTTGATAATAGTTCATCTATAAATCGATAATCATCGCAACATACTATTTCTTCTACATCGTCAACATGAAATGTTATATTTGAAATAGTGATTTTCAAATTTTCGTTTCTCACTATTCCGTGTTTTACTTTGTAATAAGCTTCTTCTAAAACCATAAGATTATCAAAATCAATTGAAGTTTCTAAAAATTCACCATTTTTCAACCAAAATCTAATTCTAACTATACTCATTCTTATAATATCTCGCTTTTTCTTTTTTATATTCAAGTACGATATCGTACAACCATTCAAATCTTTCTGATAGCTCAGTAGGTATTTCATCTACTTCTTGTTTCCACAACCAATTAGAAAAATCAACCACATTGTCAATTTTTATTTCTTTACATAAACGATATTCCCATTCATATAAATCGACAACTTTTTCTCTTTCTTTTTCATCTTGTAAAATAATATATCCTTGTTCTGCCGACCTCACATGGAAACAACAACCACAAGTACTTTCTTTAACTTTTTCTTTCTTTGACACATAGTTTATTACTTTATATCGCATTGTTTAATTCTCCTATATGCACAATTGCTATTACAACAGTCTCAAAACCCAGTCCTCGATTTTCTTCATAAGGTTTAAGTCGGTTATCATCTTTTATATACTTGATATCTATAACGTATTCGTTCACTTTTAATTCATTTGAGATAAAATCATTAATTGCATCAACTATTAATTCAGCAGCATTTGTTATTTTTACTACTTTTTTAATCATTGTCATCATACTCCGTAACCCCTAACTTTTCCAACTCGTCTGCTAATTCTCTTCTCATTCCTAATAGCACTTGTATAACTTTAAATCTGTGTTCTTTCTTTATTGTTACTTCGTTAAAGGGCGTGCATACCTTTAACGTTCTCGCAGGATTTTGAATGTCTATTGTAAAACTATCCAATTTTTTTATTTCATCAATTAATTTATTAGCTTCTCTTATTTCTCTAAAATTCATTACTTATCCTCCTATTCTCAAACGTAAGACAAATCCTAGATATTGCCCACACAAATGTTATTGCATACAAATCCGCTTCAGTAAGCTTAGTATTACACATTATCATTATGAAACCAAACAACAGTATTATTCCAAACCATTCAAAAACATATCTAAGCATTGTATATCTCCTTCAACTGTTTAACTACTTTAATTTTCATCACTAACCTCCTATACTCGTATATAATTTAATAATCTCTAAATGTATTTATGCCAAAATTGTAAGCTAGCCTGTATTCTTGACATAGTTTTTCAACTCTATCAATAAAACCTAAATAATCTATATCAGCTCTAAATTCTCTAATTAGTCCTAACGTTATCTTTAAATGATTTTCTAATCTACTTACTACTAATTCATCTAAACTTGAATTTATTGCATCGATATCAATTATTTCTTTCTCTTTTGGGATAGTTGGTGTGCTCCACTTATCCTCTTTGTTTGTGCAAAGTTCAGCATAGATCACTTCTCTTTTACTGCAATCATATATTTCTTTATGAACTTCTTTAAATTCGCCATTTTTAGCAATAACAAGAAATAATACTGGAATAGGTGTGTCTTCGAACGCTCCTTCGATTAAATTTAATTCAACCAATCTATCTCCTATTAAATCCCTCATTTTTTGTTCAGTCTTTCTATAAGCAACTCCAGGAAAGCAAATGTGAAAAGCGAATTGTTCTGTATAGTTTAATGATTTTAAAATAAAAATATCATCAACTACACCGCTTTTCTTCCAAGGGAATTCATTTTTAATATTTGTTTGTTCTTCTTCTGATAAATCTTTAAACTTCATTGAAAATGGTGGATTCATAACGATACAATCAGCCATTACATCTTCATCGAAGTTAAAAAAGCTCATATTGTAAATATTTCTATTCGGGAATAATTCACTGTTCTTTTCAAACGTATCACAGGATGCTTTTTGTATCTCTACACCTATTAAATGTTTTGGTTTAATAAATTGTTCTAATTGACCGCTACCAATTGCACCATCAAATACTGTAGGATTTTCACCAACATATTTCTTTACCTTCTCAGCCACATATTGCCTTAATTCTTTTCCTGTAATGTATTCAGCATGTTTTTTCGCTATATCTCTATTATTATGTTCAATCAAACGACACTCACTCCTATCTGTAAATCTCCTTCAACTGTTTCATCTCTTGCAACTCTCTAATTCTTTCTTTTTGTTGCTGTATTGTTTGATACTGCCTTATATTCTCAGTACTCAATTTTTCAATATTTTCACTTGAAATATATACACCTACCATCAATCCTACAGTAAACATCGCTATCAGAATTGATAATGTGATTAATATTATTTCAATGTTATTCCATAATTTTTTCATCTGTTACCCTCCTATCCCGTTCATTTCTGCTATTTTTTTAGTTTGTTCTGCTTTTTTGTCGTCTAGTGCTTTTAATTTTTCTTCTAACTTAGCATTTTTTATCCTTAATTCTATGGCTTCTTGTTTTTCTTTTTCTTGACGTTCTTGATACTCAGTTGCTTCAATAATTATAAATACAAAATAAGCACCAACTAAAATTATAATTCCGGCTATAGCTAGTTTTTTTAACATTTTTTACGCTCCTTCACTCTTTCAATATGCTTCCCAGCTAATTCATCAATTAAACCTAACACATCAAGGTCAATCTCTTTTTTTAACTGATCCGGAATAGCTCCTAATGGTATTAATTCTTGTCCGTATCTGTACATTTCAGTATCGCTTTTCAGTTCGAATATTTCTCCTATAAAATCTACAATACGCTTTTTACCATATCCATGATTAGCTCTAAGCACCCACGCTACTAGCACTGTTAATTCTGCTAACATATTAGCTCTAGCATCTAATTCTAGCTGTTTTCTTTGTTCAAATTCTTTAGTTTGTTTAGCTCCAAGTTTACTAATACTGAATTTGTTCTTTTTAATTTTTTTTGCCATGTTATCCTCCTATCTCTTTTGCTGTACACCCCAACGCTTTAGCTAGTTTTCGTAACGTTGAAAATGTAGATTTCTTAAACACCCCAGTTCTAATTAATCTAATAGTGTTGATATGTACTCCAGATTTTTTACTTAACTCATGATCAGTTATATTTTTCTTATCCATTATCTTTTGTAAGTTAGTCATTTTTTTCACCGATAAGAATAAAAGCTGTGTACATTGTCTGATATCCAGGTTCGACTTCTGTTGCTCCTTTTTCAAACTTTATATCGATTACATATTCATTATCTTTTAAATACTCTTCTTCATACGATTTTAAATTTTTATTTAAAAAATCATTAATAACTTTTGCCAATAACAAACTAATTCCTTCTTCTATGTTTACAATTCTTTTTATACCTTTCATCATAAAATACCTCAAATCGTTAAAATTTTACCTTTATAGTCGTTTTAAAATTACTTTTTTGGTATAATTACTCATTTTTAACTTTAAAACTCTCAGAAGCGGTTTAAATGCTTCTAAATTTTAAGTACGTAAAATTATTTCTCTTGCTTCTTCTAAACTTCTAGCAACACCATATATTACATTTTGCTTTGATAATGCTTCTTTAAAGACTTCTTGTTCTTTTCTAAGCTTTCCTTTCGGAGTTTTTACTTCTAAGAAAATTGCTTTTCCGTCTGTTCTTCTAAATCCGAATAAATCTGGAAAACCTTTTGGAACTCCTGTTGAGATAATTCTATCTCCAACTTTAAAACTACCAACATTAATTCTAAAAATAACCGCAATATCATTAATCCCATTTCTAATAGTGTTTTGAATGTCTCTTTCTTTCAAAATATCACCTCTATTTTTTTATGTGTGAACAGTGTGAACAGTTTTCGCCGTTTCCTATATTTTTTATATATACTTTTTTAATATTTTTCTATATGTAAATAATATAGAAATAGTATTAAACTATTCACACTATTCACACTCTTAAAATCTCATACTTATATCTTGATAAAATCTACCTGTTCGTTTATGAACCTTAATATATCCTTTGTTATCCATCTCTCTCCCAAATTTAGTAGAGGTTAGGACGAAAAATCCGTTCTGAGCACAATAATTTTTATAGTGTTGGTATAATTCAGCTGCTTTGACTTCCTTACCTAAATTATTACTAACGCATTCATCAAGGAATGTACTTACAACGTCCATTTCCTGTCTATATTCTTTATTTGCCATAAGAATTTTAGAGCACATACCTAATCTTTCTTTTTGCCACATCTCTAAACCTTTTAGCATCCACTGTAATATTCCATCACTCTCAGCTAAAAGTTTTGATGTTAAATCTGGATCAACCTCTTCATCTGTAAATTCTCTTGTAAACGGAATTAAACGAATACGTCTCCAAATACCTTTGTCAGTCCCACGAATTATAGGACGGTGGTTTGTTGCCATCCACAACTTAAATTTAGGTGTAAATTCAAATTCATTAGCATGTAAAAATCTAGCTGTAACTGTGTCTCCACTCGTTAATTGCTTAACTAAACCTTCGTTAAATCTCATACCATCGTTACTCTCAACTGTAGTTACAAATCTAGCATCCTTAAGTCTTGCAATATCACTATTAGCACCTTGACTTTGTCTAACCATAAGTGAGTCTGGTTGAATGTTAGCTCTATAATCTCCGAATATGTGACTTACCACATCCATAAATACTGACTTACCGTTCTTACCGTTACCGTTTAAGATAAAAATTACCTGTTCTGTTGTCAGTCCTGTTAGTGAGTAACCTAATGCTTTTTGTATCCACTTAATAAGCTCTGTATCACCTTCAAAAATTTCTAGTAAGAATTGTTCCCAACGTGGACATTTTTTACTTTCATCATAGTTAACATTAGCCTTTTTAGTGAATTTAAAACTAGCATCATGCGGTATATTCATACCACTAACCATGTCATATACTGAATTTTCTAAATTAATTAACATATCATTACTGTTAAACTCACTGATATCTATTGAATTTTTATACATTGCTTGCTTGATACCTGCAACTGTTCCTCTATTACTTCTAGAGTAGTTTAAATGCTTCTCAAAGGCTGTTTTCATCTTCTTAATACGTTTTTCGTAGTCTTCGATAAACTCACCTTCTAGCTTATCCATCGGAAAGCCTTGTTTTTTCAAAACAACCACACTCTGTTCAAAATAATCATTTATCCTACCTAATGTATCGAACACCCAACGTTTACCATCGTATAAATACCAACCTTTGTTTGTATAAGAATATAACGCTCTATCCTTGAATATATCTGTGAACCTATCAGCATTTCCTGTATCGTCCCACGGATAGTGTTTATCCATGTATAATTCTGGTAGAAATTCGCGCTTTTTATATCCGTCTAACGCTTTTTTAATCGTTAAATTACCATAAGTATCAGCACCGTGTTTTTTATCCCATTTTTCACGATATAACTGGCTTTCACGCACTGCTTTATCCATTAATTCAGCATTACCATCTGTGAAATATGCAACCATAGAACAGAACGCTAAATCTGCTTCAGATTGACTAGGATATTCATTAAACTCACCACTATATAATTTTCTGAATTTCTCATTTTTAACTTTTAAAAGATCATTAAAATTAACTATCCTCTTATCTTGAACACCATAGTCCATTACTATTTTTGGTTGTTCCATGTATTTTTTATAGATTTTCTCTAACTCTTGTTGTCTATCATATACTTCATCCGGACAACCTTTTAAGATATTTCCTGTCATTGCGAAAAATCTTGCTTCTTGGTACATTTCAAGAGTACCTTTCCTGTTGACTCCTCCAGGAATTGAACCACGTATAATTATGTGTAGTCCCTTACCACTTACAGATACTTCTGTGTAACTGTTAAGCGTATTAATTATTTCTAATGTTTTCGTATCAATTTTATCTAAGTTCACGCTATCAATATCAATTCCAACATATGGTGGAGTGAAGAAAAATCCCACTCCATCATATTCATCTGCATAAAGTAATGCTGTATCATAATCAACCCATGTTGATGGATCGTTACTCTTTGCACCTTTTTTCGTTTCTGGATTAATAGGTAGCTTACTTAATTTTTCAGTGTTCTTTTGCTTAACTAACTTATAGCAACACCACTGCTTTAAATCTTGTAATTCGCTAGGTATCATTTAACACCTCTTAAATAAAAGGATTTACTAAATCTTCAAGATCATCTGCTGGTTTAATATCTCTTAAATTGATACTTACTTTACCACTATTAGGGCTAGTATAGTGTTCTACTCTAACTGAAATAGGTTTCTCACTATGTTCAGACAACGCAGCAAAGAATTCATCGTAACTTTGATATTCAGTCTCTTCTGGAATTCCATACGCTTTAGCAATATTCATTAAATCATACAGTCTATACTCTCCTGTATCTTGATTTTGCCAGTAACTCATTCTGATAATTTTAACAGATTCACTATTTTGTACCGCTAATTTTAACGCTAAATACTCATTACCATTTTTCGCTGTCTCTACTGAGATATCCTCAACTAAAACTGTGTAAACTCCCTCTGGTGTAACTGTAAATCCTGTGTTGTAACTCATTTTAATTGCCATATTATTTTAATCTCCTTTAATTTATAAATATCCTCTAATTTTTGCTTGATGGTAAACCCATCCAGGCTTGTAATTTTTTGCTTTTTGAATTTTTTGTAAGTCTTGTATATTTTCAACTTCAGAAAGTTCTGGAATATACTCCAGTTTAATTTTTTTTATGTCTCTATACTCTATGTCTTCATCAATAACATCAATAGTATTTTCTTTAATTTCCTTGACATATCCACAATACTGACAAGGATTTTTAATGGTTTCTGCAACTGATAAACAGTTAATACACATCTGTGAACGAACAGTAGGACGTTCGCTTTTCGGTTTAGTTTCCAGACTCCACGTTCTTGGAGTATCTGGTAAACCATGTTCTTTGTAATTCTCAACCATATCAACAATGATAGCTTGCTTACCAGGTTTGTACCTCATACACCTCATACTTTGTTGAATAAATAGCGATAATGATTTTGTTGGACGTAATAATATAACCGCATCACAATCTGGAACATCAAAGCCTTCACCTAACACCATTACATTGCAAAGTACATTTACTTTTCCTGTTCTAAAATCATTAATAATTTGATCTCTTTGATATTTATCAATCTTACTGTGTAAGGTAACTCCTCCTAACGTTTTCGCTACGACTTCAGAATGTTCTATACTGTGACAATAGACTATTGTCTTACAACCTTTTAAATACCTATCGTATATTTTCTTAACATCTCCTAATATCGATTTTTTAAAACTTCCATCAATACTTTTATTTGAGTATTCACCTTTAGAAAGTTTTAGTTTATCAACATCAATAACAGAAGGTGCTAAATATTTAAACGGTGCTAGAAAATTGTTTTCTATAAGCCACTGTACATCAACACTTTCTATCAAAATATCGTTCACATCACCTAAACCACCGCCATTAAGTCTAATCGGTGTAGCTGTAAAACCTATTCTTTTAGCGCTTGAGTATCGTTCGTATATTTTAACGTAAGAATTAGCTAAACTATGATGGTTTTCATCAGTAACGATTAATTTATAATCAGTCCTATCAGAAGTTTTACGAACCTGTGTTTGAACCATAGCAACATTTACATAATTAGTGTTAACTCCTGCATTGATAAGCGTGTTTTTAATCTGTTCTTGCAATTCCTTAACATGAACTAAAAACAATACATTAGCTTTTTTATCTGTAAACATTTTAATAATTGTTGCTATGATTACACTTTTCCCTGCTCCACAAGGTGCGACTACACAAGGTGCTTTGTGAGTATGTAAAGCTTGAAATGTATCTTTAATGATTTTCTTTTGATAGTCTCTTAACAAAAACATTTTATAAGCTCCACGATATCCAATATTTCTTCTTTAGTCTTAAGTGGTATTTCAATCTTTTTCCCTGCATCTCTTTTAGGAAGCCACAAAACATAACCTGTGTAATTTTCGTAATTATCTTCATCATAGGCCAGTAAATATAGTGATAACTGTAAACTTATATAATCAACATCAAGTTTAGTTGTTGTTTTAATATCGTAAATTATGTTTTTACCAATACCGTCCACACGTCCACAATACACAGTTTTATAATTTACAAAGATCTCTTTTTCTATAGTTTCAAAATCTTTAATTTTCTTGTATTGCTCAACTGCATTTTTCTCATATAGATTAAGTCCACGATATTCTATACCATCTTCTAAGTCTTCTAAAATTTTATGTACTCTAGTACCATATATCGCAGCTTTTCTTAATATACTTTTTGGCACATCACCATATTTATCACCTAAAATTAATTTAATACATTGTGTCACTGAAGGGATAACACGTCCCATATAAGAGTAAGTATGTGTTACATCATCATACTGAAATAGAGACACTTTCTTTTACTTCCGTTTCTTTAATGTAGTCTAAATATAATAGTGGATTATCTTCCTTAAATTTTTTACTGTCAAACGACTGTCTAATATAAGGTTTTTTCTTAACAACTTTAAACTCTCCTACTTCATACTTTTCAGCATTCATCAGTAAGAATTGTTCTTTAATTTCTGATTCTAATAGTTTAAGTTCTAATTTTACTTCTTGATATTTTTTGAGTAACTGTTCCATACTTTGCTTAACTCCTCTACAGTAAAGTCTTCAATTTTTTCTTTTTTAGATGTTTTTAACCACGTATTTAATTTAGCTTCACCTAACGCTTCTGATATTTTTTTGATCAGTTCTTCTTTAGATTCTTTGTTAACTGGTTTATCTAAATCTTGACTATCTAATTCATCTTCATCTTCTTCAATCTCTAATGCATTCATATATAAATAACGTTTAGAGTATGTGTTGATAGCTCCAATATTTTGCATAGTTGGATTATCAAGTTTTTGTACAGGTATTCTATAAGTAAGATAATCACCTGTTGAGCTGTCAGTAATAATAAGTTCTGCATAATCTTTTGTTAGATTATATTGACTGTACAATCCATTTTTATTAAATATTTCATTTACTGTTGGTAAAATATCCTTTAACACAAAATATTTAAAGTTTTGGAATTTATTAAATCCGCTTTTCTTACGTGGTTTAGACTGCCAATCAACTCTTGATTTTTGTAATTTTTTCATCACACTATTAATTTTAATTTTTACTGGTTCATACTGACTTAAATCTTCTTCAGTCACAGTTGTTTCAAATGTAATTCCATCATCTAATATTTCAATTTTAGAAAGCATATTTTCCTTATTTAATAGTGTTGTTAATCTTTCTTCGCTAATTATTCTATTCATTTATATTCTCCTTAATTCTCACGTTATAATTTATTCCAGTTCTTGTTCTGATTTTTTTAGCAAACTTACACATATTTAAACCAAACGCTGTTTGAGTAGGTACATCAACGTTATTATTCACGCAAAAGTTTACAAAACTGTTGTAACAATCAGTAGCGTTAGTTGTGTAATTATTATCTATTTCAAAAACTTCATCAAACAAGAATAAATCTTGTAATCTCGTTGTATAAAATTCATATATATCTTTCGCTTCTTTATAACTAAAGCCAATATCTTTGATATTTTTAATAGTCTTAGCGAACTCGTAAATTTGCTCGTTCATTTTTTCTGTACCTTACATATTCTTCTAATACTTCTAATTCTTCATCTTCTGACAATTCAAAGAAAGCTTCAGCTACTTCTGTGTCTGTATCTTCGTATGTATATGTATCAAAAAAATGTGCTATGTCGCTAAAAATATATTCGTCACCATAAAGTTCTTTTAATTCATTTAAAACTATTTCTTTATTCTCCATAAGCTAAATCTCCTAAAATATCGATTAGTTCTTTACTCTCTTCAATAGTAAGTTCTTGTTTCTCTATTAATTCTCTGAATTTTTCATTTTTAAATGGATTTTTACCAATTCTAGATAAACTTGCAATAGCACTAGGTATGTTACAGATTCCATTAATATTTAAAGCTTGAATGTTCCTTATTCGGTTAATAAGTCGCTCTTCTTGAGAATTTAATAAGGTGTGTAATTTACCAATAGATGCCACTTCTTCTTTTTCGTTCAATAAGTCATTACCTTTTTCATCAAGTAATTTTGCTTTATACTCCTTACCTAACAATGAACTAATTAAGAACGTTGATTCTTGAATTATTTTCTTGATGTCTGTTGTTGGTTCATCATGTTTCTTACATAATCTAAAATACCTTTTTCCAATATTTCCGTACCAAAATGATTGTTCGTGAGTTAAATTAGCATCGTTTAGCACATCTTTTAATATATGTCTTGTTTCAAGCTGTAAACTATCTACTACCATTTCTTTGCCACCTATAATCACAGGAACGTTTTTTAATTCAAATTTGTAATGTTTTGGATTAGGTTTGTTAATATTATCTTTTGTCACTTGATTTTTCCTCCTAAATATGTTATTTTTAAGTTGTAAATTTTGCTAAATAGTCGTTGTTTTAAACGGCTATTCTTTTATATCTTAAAACCTGCTTTGAAATCCTTTGATAACATAATTCTCATAACGTGCAATGTCATTTTTTGTTTGTAATAATCCATCATGCTTATAATATCCTCTTCTTTTACATCAATTGTTCCATATTCTAAAGCTGTTAATAGTCCACCTAATATATATGCGTTCACAGTGTTTTCTATTATCTGCTTAGTGTCTTTAGTTGCTTCTAAATCATCTAATTTTAATAATTCTAGAATTTCATCATTAATGTGTACTAACATCCTTTTTCCTCCTTCACTCTTATCATTAAATCAATAAGCTCTTTTTTAGGAAGTTTAATTAAACTTTTATAAAGTTCTTCAATTTCATTAATACCATCACCATAAAGCAACTTATAAACAGTCGTATTACCCATGATAGCTATTTTAGTTAAAGCTGCTTCTGGTGGAAGTCGAAAACATTGTTCCCAGTCAGACACACTACTTTTACTAGCCCCAACTTTTTGTGCAAATTCAATCAAAGTTAAAAAGTTGCGTCTTCTAATATTCAGAATACGTCGTCCAACTTGTTTTTTGTTGATATTTTCATCTTGATTCCTTTTCAAATTCTAATACCCCTCTTTTTGTCGTTGGATATTCACTAATGATTTCTTTTTATAAGCTTCAAATAAATCTTCAAAGCTGTAATAAATCATTGCAATGTTTAAAATTAATTCAATAGCAAATCCAACAGACTGCTTGTAAACTGTATTGTGTACACGTTTTGAGAATAGTTCGCCGTGTTCAATTTCATTTCTCATTAATTTAATGTGTTGTTCGTTATTTCTATTTAACACAGTTACACATCTATCCAGTCCAAAAAATCCCTTATCATCATTTAATAGTGACAATGCGAACGCTAAACAATCGGCTAATTCATCTAGTTGTTTTTCAATCGGTGTCTTATGTTTTTTCCAAATTTTGAAAAATCCGATAGCGTTATACCATTCATGGAATTCTTCGCTTAAGGCTGTTATTATCTTTTCTCGTTCCCACACTTCCATGTGCTTATCTACTTCATATTGTATTAATTGTAAATCTCTTAAATTATGGTATAAATTTAAATCACTCATCTAACAAACTCCTTTCTTCTCTATATAAACTAAAATATTTTCATCTCTTAAACAATCTAAAAAATCTTCAAAATCCTCACAATTATTTTCTTCATATAATCCGTATAAAGTTGCCGTCAGTGCCTCACTTGAAATTTTTATTTGTTTATAATTATTACTTTCGGGATTCAAACGTTCAGCTCGAATAATCAACATATCCTATACTCCTTTCAATTTGTTCAAGTCTATATCTAATGCATTTGCTAACATAACGATATAGTCGAATCTTAATGTTGCGTTGATGCTATACCTAAAATTGTAAATGCACGTTTTTGGTACACCACTTATTTCTGATAATTCAGTTGGTTTGATTTTTAGTTGTTCTATTTTATCAATTAGCAATTCTCTAAATTTCATGCTGTATTTAATGTTGTTTTTTCTACTTACCATATATTTAGTCATTGCTCTCACCGTCTTCAAATGCGAACTTACCACGCTCATCTAACGTATAAAACGGTAATAATGTTGCTCCTAATAGCAGTGATAGTATTGTTCCCCATTCAATATTACTTAATACGAACACACACACGGCAATTACAATACACGTCCAGTAGTAAGTATTGAATTTTCTTCTTCTTAAGTTATTCATTTCTTAAGCTCCTTTCTTTTGAGAGTCGTTATATAGATGTAAAAACATCTCAATTCTTCCATAATGATATTTTTTTAAACGATCATTCACAATACGAATTAAATCGTAAGAATTATCTAGCTTCATAATCTCAGGTTCAATTTTTCTAAGCATATATTTAGATATGTTAATCGTGCTTAGTAAATCTTTTTCGTAAACCCAAAACTTTCGTTCCGCTAAAAACTTCTCATAAGCTTCATCTTGCTCAGATGTGTTAAATTGCATTTTGATCACCTCCTTTTTTTAAAATTAATACATAATTTCCCTTTTATTTTTTGAAAAACAATAACTTCTATCCAACACATCTAACTGAAACCAAGATTCAGCATATAATTTACTGTTCTCTTCATAAACCGTTAGATAGTGTTTGGTGCTTAGCACTGCTTTAGTAACTACTCCAATAGTTAAGAATGTTAGTGCTATTTTTGTTTTAGTTTTCATCTTGACTCCTCCTTTCACCTTCTTTATAAAAAATTGCATTTTTGCAAGTTAATTGTTAAAAAAAATAGTGAACGTTTCTTCACGACTTAAATTTAATGTTTTTCTAATTAAATTTGCTTCGTCAACATAAAAACCACTAGAGTTAGTTTGATTTATCTTATTTGAGAAACCATTTAATGTAATTCCTAACATTTTAGCCATAGATTCATACGTTATTTTATTTTTTTTCATTTTAACTTTTAATAAATCGTAGTCCAAAGTTTCACCTCCATTTCTTGCGTTTTCGCAATTTTTATTTTATAGCATATTTTTCTGGCTGTCAATACTTTTTTGCAAGTTTTTTAATATTTTTTAAAAATAACTTGCGTTTTTACAATAAAAATGTTAAAATAAAACTTACAAAAGGTGGTGTGAAAATTGGAACAGAATACTGTTGGGCAAAGAATATTCAGAGTCCGAAAAAAGAAAAAAATCACAAGAAAACAAATAGCAGATTTTTTAGACGTTCACGAAACGACTATAAAAAGATATGAAGACGGAACTACTAAAAAAATACCAACTGAAGTAGTAGAAAGAATCGCTAAATTTCTGAATGTTTCTATAGACTATTTAACAGGTTGGGAATATGAATCTCAAAGTCAACAAGGACTACAAATACCAGTCTTAGGAAATGTCGCAGCAGGAATACCTATATCTGCTGTTGAGGATATTTTAGACTATGAAGAAATTGATCCTTCATGGCAAAGTCAAGGAGAGTTTTTCGCACTACGAATCAAAGGTGACAGTATGCAACCTAAAATCGACGATGGAGACGTTGTTATAGTACGTCAGCAATCTGATGCTAACAGCGGGGATACTGTAATTGCATTAGTTAACGGAGATGATGCAACTTGCAAAAAACTTCAAAAAACAGAAAATGGAATAATGTTACTAAGTACTAATCCAAACTACTTACCTATGTTTTTTACGAATGAAGAAATTCAGACTAAACCAGTTGTAATATTAGGCAAAGTAGTAGAATTAAGAAGTAAATTTTAGATAGCTATTTTTAGCTATCCATCATGGTTAAAATACCGCCAAAAATACAAATTAAAAGGAGTTTATAAGAATGAAAAAATCAAGAATATTATTAAGTACATTCCTTGCTAGTGCTGTGGTGCTTGCTGGATGTTCTTCAAAAACAGAGACTAGTTCATCTTCTAACAAAACAGAAAAGAAAGAAGAAAAGAAAAACAGCAATG